TCAATGGTTCGATTTTCTTGACTTTCCAATGAAACCCTAGCGTAGTAATATTGTTTATAATACCCAGAACCCAGAGGATCAAATGATTGGGCGGCTATAGTTAAGATAGTGGCAGCAGGTGCTACCCCAATGGTTTCGATGTCGATCATTAGTGAACTCATATTAACATTATACATTAACTTGTAAAAAATATCAACTGTTATGGTAAATAAAAAGTGCCGGTCGCGATGCGTCAACATCCACCAGCTCTAATGCTACAAGGAGCAATCAGCATGAATACTTATCCACTTAGATTTTATGTTTACGCATATCTGCGTAAATCAGACCTAACTCCATATTATATCGGAAAAGGCACAGGAAGTAGGGCCAGGGCCAAACAACATAATGTCAAAGTCCCCACTGATATTAATAGAATTATAATAGTAGAATCAAATCTTACCAACGTTGGTGCTCTTGCAATTGAACGACAATTAATCAGATGGTACGGTCGTAAGGATTTAGGAACAGGCATATTACGAAACATGACCGACGGTGGTGATGGCACAGTTAATCTTGTTCCTTCGGAAAAAAGAAAATTGGCTTGTATTAAATCTAACCAAGAACGTGTATGGACCGAAGAGTCAAAAAATAAACTGCGGAAATTTAATTCTGGAAAGAAGCAAACTTCTGAATCTAATAGTAAACGTAGTCAGACATTAAAAGGTCGAAAAGTAATGTTAACTTATATTTCTTGTATCTGCTGTCAAAAATCTACCAGCCTAACAAACTTTATACGCTGGCACAAACATTGTTAACCAATCACCCAGGTCAAGGACTGGCTGGCATCCATAACAACATTATAGACTAAATTTCTAAACTTGTCTACATGTATTCTGCAAGAAACCCGTGATATTTTTCCACATAAGGATCACGATCAAGTATGGGAAAAAGATCAGTTAGATCAGTAAATCCCAGTTGGTATTTTTGGTTTATGGCTTCTAACTTATCTCGTTGTTTGAGCGCTAAACTTTCTACGTGTCGGGTATTGTGTTCTACCCCTTTTCTTATTCGATCATGATCTGGTATGCCGGACTCCGTCCAAGACTTTGTGCATCTCACAATAGAGTCTATCCTGTCATTCATTGGTAGCAAATTATCATACTGCTCACTCAGCGCCCAACGGAATCCATCATAGCCTTCATTTTCCAAATGCTCTAGTAGTCCTGGATCAGCGGCCAGGATCCACGGTTGACTATTGAATGCAGTGACATAAAATTTTTCTGTAGGATAGTGTCTAAATCCCAAAGACACTTCGCCTGAATCTCTAAAACTTGTTTCAGACACCACTCGAAACAAAGTGTTTGCAAATAACCTAGGATCATACGGAAATCCCTGATAGTGTGCTCGCATGGTTGGAGTATTTCTGATTACCAGTTCAATGTTGTCAGGATTGTGCAAATGCTGATCAATCCAAATTCTCAATTGTTCTCGCGACAGCTCTGGAAAGTCTGCACAGGTGTGATCAAAATCAGTGTCATGACAAAACAAACTCCAGACCATTCGATCTTCTAGTCCAGCATCACATAACTTCCATAACAATCTTGCTCTATTGCGTCTGTAGGGTTTGCCAGTGAGAAACAAAAATTTGTCAGCTTGATTGTTCCAGTGCTGATTTTGTCCACTAATTTTATTAATCTTAATAAGATTCCATGTTTTCCACAAACACCAATCTACTTTAACAAGTTCTAGAAACGGAACCGTGGCAAAATCGCCATAGCTGTGATGCATCAATCCAATTGTGTCTATTCCTGCCAGCTTTAATTGAGTCACTAGATAGTGCATCTTATACTCAACTTCTGGAGTGACCTGATGTGGTTCCCAGAACAGCATAGCAATCATCAATTTAGCATCATGTCCTCGGCAGGCACGTATGGTTCTGTCGACGCAAATTTCTAAATCAAAGTCTGGAGAAAATACCCAATCTACGTCACGATGATAAAAATTCATCAACCAATAACCCAAGTCAAGGGCTGTGATCCATCCACATACATTTTGAGTTGCTCAAGCAACCCGTCCATTTGGGTCTGCGCTTCGGCTTTCATGGCAGCGCCGTTGAGAGTGCCGCCACCTTGTGGTCCAGCAATGGTGCCAAACTTTTCACGTGCTTCACCAATGATCATCTTGCAGTTGGCAACCATGTAGTCACGGATCCATTGTTGGATTTGAAAGTCACTAAGCAGGTTAATTTCTGGTTTCAAGTTGTAGGTCCAAATCAACACAGCTTCACCAGTATTTTTGGGATCACGAATCAACTGCAACTTCTTGGTTACAGGATTAAATGTGTAGTTGAAATAGGCGCCAAACATTCGTCCTGCTAATTCAACATACTGTGAGTAGAAGTCGTACGTGGCAAGACCACCGGCCACGTTGAAGTTCATCAAGTAAACATTTAATGATGCTTGTGCAAACGGATCAAAGTTTGATGCAAAGGGTCCTGTACTGTCACCAAAAGTTCTACGGAAACACTGTCGCACACTTATAACTTCTTGAGGCAAGGTGTAGATGTTTTCATCCTTGACCAAGGTAAAAAAACTGTAACTTTCCTCGTAGGCATTTTGTGCTCGTTGGCGGTAAGTGCCAATTGTTTTGATATATGCGGCTTCGTAGTGTGCTGGATCTAGTTCCAAATCAATGATTTGGCTGCCCAGCTGAAGCTGTACATACTCAATGAGATTTTGCTTGAGCTGAGATAGTGTGTCTTGCTGTTCTGCCATAGGGACTCCGTGTCCCTATATTTACCAACTCTTAAGTATGATCAAGTTCTCTGTGCCACGGGCATTCCATGCAGTTTCTGTGGCTTTGATATCCTTGAATGCTTTGCGAGCTGCCGGCTTACCTGCACCCACAATGCCTTTCAGCTGTTCTGCTGGCTTGCGCAGAGTCTTTTGCATGGTTTCCACAGTTGAGAACCCAATGATTGAGTTGTTCTTTACAGTGAATGCCTGTGTATGACTGTCTGCCACAAGGTGGATGAGTTTGCGCTTTTTGCTGTCATACAACCAGGCTTCTGTTTTGTCCACAAGGCTTGCGGCCGGTTGGCTCTTGAGCTTGAGTTCTGCAAACTCTGCCTGCATCTTGAACTTGGCCGCACGTTTTTCTGGTGGCACTGCCTTGACCTTGCGTGGCTTGCGTTCCACTTTCTTGATTTGCACATAAGCACCACAGTCGTTGACCACTGCTTCGCAAAACTTCACAATATTGCGAAGTTGTATTTTGGAAAGATGGCTGTATGCTTCCACCAGTTGTGCATCCTTGCCGTCGACCACTGCTTCAAACTCTGTGAGTTTGCGTTTCCAGTTGTCCAAAATTTGACTGATCATTTGCGGTGCTACATTGAGCCCGCGCATGATTGCAACCGGCTTGAAGTCCGCTGTCATTTTGGCGCCACTCAACATGAACTCGTCAAACATGCCATCCAGTTTACCGTTGCACTCTGACGCTTTTTCGCGCAGGCGGTCCTGGATGTTGGGTTTGGCCACAGCAGGCTCTTCTGTAACTTCTGTCACTTCTGTCACTTCGTTTTGCTTGCTGTCTAGTATTTCTCGCAATTGGTTTTGCAATTTGAGTTGTTCTGCGTCATGCAGTTCCAAGCCTACCATGCTCATGCGGCACAACCAACCTGTGGTCAGTCGAATTGCTGAATCTGGAATGCCCTTGAGCAGGCGCACATCTGCCCGTCGGTCATGGGCTTCCAGGTAGTTTACAATCATGTCCCGGGCGTCTTTCTTGCCGTAAAAGTAATTGTACCAGGAGAATGCTTTGCTCAGTCGGCTGGTGCGATACTCTGTGGGTTGGACCTGCCAGGTCGGCTCCATGCCCAAGATGTTGGTGTCAGAACTGCGGGGGTTTAGCAGTTTAATTTTGAATGTGGTGCTCATGTGTGTCCTTACTTATTTGTAGTTAAATTTCGGCAAAGATCAAACAAACGCATGGCACGTTTGAGTTCAAAGTTTTTGTGGTTGTACATGTATTTGCGTTTGCGTTCTGCAATGTCTAATGCCTCCATCAATTGCCATTTGGTGTTAAAATCTGACTTCATCAAAATACGATTCATGTCAACAATGTCCAAACTGTACTCCAGCCATTTTTCTGTGGCTTTTATTTTGTCATAGGGCACAACTGCCTTGGACTTGTTGGCAGTAGAGTACTTTGCAACAAAATTTGCTGCCTTTTGCATACAGGCTCCTGTAGTGAACAAGTGTGTATTATAGCACGTTAGGATTTATTGGTCAATTGG